GGTAGCTTCGATCTGGGGCCCGATGGTCCCGAGAGCACCCTGGTAGGCTTGCATGGCTTGCTGTTGGTACGGCGTAGCCCCTGCCATGACGCCGCTGAGCTGCCCCGCAGCTCCCGCCAAGCTTTCTCCTGCGGCAGTGAGATAGGGCTGATAACCCCCGATGCCGCCTGCCGCCTGTTGAAGAGCCGCTTGCTGGAGATTGGAAAGCCCCGCTACTTCGTAGCCCGGAGGAAGAGCTTCTCGACGAGAAAGCGCTTCCGCGCGCTGCATAAGCGCAAGGCGCGCTGCCTCAATTTCAGGGGCTTCGCGATAGATGCTGGTTTGAGTCTCAGCCATTAGGCAGCCCTACCTCGGCTCTCAAGATCACGCATAACGCTGTACATGTTCTTGATTCCCCGGTCCATGGAGCCGTTGCCCAAACCGCGCACGGCGTCCTTAGTCATAACGAATTCGCCCGGCATCAAAAGTGCTCGAACGCTGTCTTCATCCGGGGTGCCTTCATAGGGCATGATGCCGCCATTGCGGCGCGGATAAACTTCGCCACCCTCGGCCCCGATCATTTGAGGCGGAAGCTGGGTGTATTGATAAGTCGGCGCTTGAACAGGCGTGTACGTCGGCGGTTCTGGAGAACCGGACGGCCCGAAATATTTCTCGGGGTCTTGGCGGATCAAGTCCATGCCCGTGTAGTCATAGCCGATGGTAAGCTCTTCTTGCTCCGGCGTCTCAAAGAAGCCCCCGGCGTACAAGCCCGCGCCGGTGACCGCGGCCAGGGGCCCATAACGAGACAGAAGGCCCGGCTGAAGCTCTTTGGCCGCTTGCGTCATAGCCTCAGAGTATGTGGCACCTGCCGCTCGGGCCGACTTAAACGCATCAGACTGTTGAAGGTCCGTTACGGACTTCATCCCGCGACTTGGGGACAGGTAATCATCGTAGAAGCTTTCCACCGGATCGGGAACAAACTTACGAATAAAACTTTGTTGCTGAGTTTGTGCCGTCGTTTGCCCCGCGCCCCTTAACGGTGCCGCGACGTCTAAAGGCATCCGAGAAACTACGTCGGCAGCCGGGGGAGGCGCAACTAAGGGCGCTCCCCCAGGAGGCGCAACTGAGGGCGCTCCCCCAGGAGCCGCAGCCTGCGTTGCGGCTGCCGTCCCGGCCCCACCGGCCCCCGCACTCGGGAAACTGGTTTGCAAGGATTCTACGTAACGGCCCGTCCCGCCCACGGCAGTCACACCCGGAGACACATCAAAACCACTGGTTCTCAAGGCTGTCCGACCTGTCCGTGCAAGAGCCTCTTGCACGGTTTCGCCAGGGAGCATAGAGATAGAGCGGCTGAACGTACCGGGCACCGCCGCTTTGGGGTTGACCATCGTTGCACGGTCGATAAAGCCGTATCCACTGTCTATGCCTTGAACCCCACGGGCAAGCTCCATTTGACCGCCGACAGTGCCCCCTGCACCAGTGGGCAGTGCCCCTCCCGTCGCAGTTTGAAGCTTCGCATCCAGCGCCGCAGAAATACCCTGATTAGCTTGTAAGTTTGAGGCTAAGTTTTCTGCGCCTCGAAGGGCTGCTTGGTCAGCGACGGAAATAGCGTCGGTTACCGGGGGCAGGCCCGAAGTCAAGCCACTAGCTTTGGCCGCAGCAGCTTCCTGAAGACCTTTTGCGGTTAGCTCCCCGCCTGCAACGGAGGGCACAGCGTCCGTCACGGGGGCAGTCGGAGGCGGAACAGCACCACCCAGGCCCACCGCACCTTTGACGCCACCCATGAAAGTGCCGCCTTTCATGACACTGCCCGCCCCTGCAAGAAGTCCGCCGGCGGCGCCAGAAATCGCTGCTGCCTTAAAGGCATCCTTAATGCTGCCGCCGTTGATCAGGCTAGCAATACCCGAGCCAAGCGCTGCGCCAAACACCGGCCCCATCACAAAAGATAGGGCGATGGGGAGCACCACCGTCGAAGCCTTCTTGAGGAACTTCCCGACTTTCTTGAAGGCTTTCTTGACGCCCTTAAAGAGCTTCTTCAAGAAGAATTCGGGCATCCCGGTCACAGGGTTAATGCTGTTTTCCGACGAGCCGACGACATAGCGCTCCGGGTCTTCAATACCCCGGGCTCGAAGGTCATCAAAAATGGATTGTTTTAGCGTCGGATTCTCAGCAATAAGCGCCGCTGGAATGACAATTTCCCCGGTCTGAACGTGCGCCAGGGTGTTGTCGCCGTAACGGCCATAATCGGCCATGCGGGCAGCAACTTCTTGGAAATTAGCGATGCCAGACTGGCCGAAAGCGCGCTCAGCATCCTCGCGGTCCATCCGCTCAATTTCATCGTCTTCCACAATGAAATCAGCGATGCCGCCTTCCGGCACCACAAATTCTTCAAGCTCTTGATATGCCGGTTCTGCCATCACGCCGCTCCGCCAGAAATGCCTTGAGGCATAGTGACTTGAATCAGTGTACTGCGCTTTTCAGACCCCGTCCACGGATTACCGCATACGGGGCAGTTGCCGCTCGGGTAGCTCAGAATCTCTTCTGGCGTATCCACCTCGTTAGCGCAATTTGCACACTCCACCTTGTCCTTGCTCGTGGACGGCAACCACTTGCTGCCATCCCGCATCGTAATAACCGTTTGATCGCTCATGTGATGGTCACCGTAACGCCGCCCACGCCGCCAGAGCTGCTAGAGCCCACCACGTGCGGGGTGTTGGCTTGTGTGATCTTTACCGTACCGTCCACTTGGAACAGCGCGCCGTTTTCAAGCCCAAAATCGTTCGTCTGTAGGGCCGTCAGGGTAATTTGCGTGGCCCGCGCCGGACCAGGGTTCTGAATCTGCTCAAGAAATACGGAGAATGCGCGCACAATCTCCGCAAGATAGCGCTGGTCATACTCCCGCGGCGGGACCGGGAACTGGGGCTTGACGACCTGCTGAGCCATTACCTACGACCGTCCTGCCTGACATCAATCCGGGGGCTACCCAGGCGCCAGCTCACCCCCATCCCGTCCGACTCCAAGCGCAAAGCAAAGCTTCGGCCCCGAAGGCGCACATGCACCTGATCGGTAAACTGTTCAACCGGCACCGTGGCAGAGCGCGTGACCGTCGAATCGTCCGTAGTGCTGTAGCTGGTCCCCGGGAAATTGCGCGTTTTGAGCACAAAATCCGCAGCCGGGCTGGTCGCCGTGGAGCCGTCAAAAGTGATGTCAGGAATCAAGCGGCGGATAAAGGCAAAGTTCTCCCCGTCCCCAATATCAATCTGGCTCGACTCAATGTACGCGCTGATCGCCGTCGCCGGAGTGGTGCTACCGTCGTCATTGCCAAGCTCATGCTGGTACAGGCGCCCATCAGCGCTGGCGGCAATGGGATTCGGCACAATCCCGCGGTCAAGCCACGCCGTGCGGGCCATGGTGCCGTAGGTCCAGACGTTTTCCTGATAGTTAAAGGTGACGTAGCGGTCGATGTTGTCCGAGCTGCCAGAAGGGTAGAACCACGTGATCTCGTTGAACGCGCTGTTTAGCGCGGCCATGACCTTCTCGGCCTGATTGTCATTGAAGTCGTTGAAAACATAGGATTTTACGCTGCACGGGAGCTTCTGAACCTGCCCCGTATACACGTAAAAATCATCCAGCCCCATCCAGTAAACGGCGTCGTCCACCGCCTTCGCGGCGTTCGGGCCCATGATGGTCGTGTTCTCAGAAATCTGGTTGATGCCAAAGGTAAAGGGCGGCCCCAGGTACTGCATGGCATGGAGGCTTACGTCCGTGAATACGATCACCTGCTGGCGCGTCTCCACCGCACACACAATCTCCGAGCCAGAACCAATGCGTAGATCACCCGCCGTGTTCGTGGCCGTCGCCGCCCAGGTCGTCGGGCTCTCCTGATCAGAAAACCGGATCAACAGCGGGTCTTGCACCCCAATGTTGTCCTGAGAATCGCAGCCAAAAACCAAAATGTGCCGGTCGTTATCGGAAACCAGAACCTGCTTGGCAATGGTCGGCGTCGTCGCATCCGCGCCAGCCAAGCTTGAGAGGGCTACCCCGCGGGCAAAGGGGGCGCTGCTCGTAGACTTGTCCCAGTAGTAAATCCCACCGTCCCGGGCGTTAAAAATCAAATCTTCCCCGAAGTTGTCGGCAGACCAGAGGCGGAGCGTGTTGCCCGCCACCAAAAGAGAAGCGCCCGAGCCCCACGTGCCACGGCCCCAGGTGCCCGCACCCCAGCCGGTGCCCACCACCGTGGTGTCCAGACCCACGTTGATCTGGTAAGCGCCAACCACAGAGGCTCCGCCGTTGCCCGTATCACTGGCGTTAGCCGTGACCGTTGCCCCAGAAGTGTCCTTCGCCGTGATCGTGTAGCTGTTGGCGCTGACAATATCGACGATCTGGTATTCCTGATTCAGGACATCCGCCGTGATCAACCCACCAAGGCTCACGGCGCCGGAAAACGTCACAAAGTCGTTTTCAATGGCGCCGTGGTTGGAGTCGGTGACCGTAAGGGTCGAGCTGCCGTCGGTGGCCGCAAAGGTAACGTCGCCCGCCGCGGTGGTCTCGCGGATCGGGGTGATGTCGTTATAGGCCCCGCCCTCCTCAATGTAATACTTGAGGTGCGTCCCCAGGCCGATGTACTGGCTGCCGTCCAAAGCCACAAAAGCGTGAAGCTGGCGGCAAGACCCCAGAAAAGTGTTGGTGGACGTTGCGACCCATCCACCAATCTTTTCGGGCACTCCAAAACGGAACCGGACCATATCGCAATCAAACCACCCACCCTCGTTCGTGTAGGAAGTCGTCTCGCGATTAAGGCCCGGCCTGAATTGGAGTTTTTGCAACGGCATTTACATAACCTGCGCCTGGGGTTCCGGTTCCGCCTCAGCCGGCGTCTCCACCGACTGAATCAACATGTTCGTAAACACGTTCTGCGCAGCCGTCACCTGATCCAGTTGAAAGCGGATGCCCTCCGCCTTCGTTTGCAGGTCACGAATCTGATTGATCAAATACTTCTGCTGATCACTAAAGCCTTCAGCATTGTACTCCTGGCCGTTGATCGTAACTACATTGCCCTGCTCAGTCATAAAAGCTCCTTAGCTTAGCGTTCGCCTACCACGGCACTCCAGCAGCCGTCGTCGGGTGCTTCTCAGCGTCGATCTTGGCCGCCAGCGCAGCTTCCGTCGCGTCCTTGTCCACGCTCTCCCACACCCAGCCAAGCACATCAGCTTCCGTAAGGCTGTCGTAGGGCACAAAGTCCGGGCTAGAGGCGTCGTAAGTGAAACCCGCCGTGCCATAGGAGGACGCGCTGAAATCGCCGTCAGAGGCGTCGCAGCGCCAATGCGCCGTCTGCACTCCGCCGCTCTTAACGTCGCGCTCCAAATTAGGCAAAGACCAAACGTATTCAATAGCCATTTTATGCTCCTTCAAGCTGCGCCACGCGGGCGCGTAGGGATTGGATTTCAGCGATTAGAAGCGGAACCAAAGATGACACATCGATCTGCTGAAACTTCGGAGTGCCGTCCTCGTTCATTTCATCCTTGACTCCAGATACTGCGTAGGGAGTATGCTCCTGCGCTTCATGCGCTACCAGCATCGGGCGGCTTTGCGTTGCGCCTTTCATCTTGCCTTCGTATACCTTCAGCGCATCGATGGTTGCGCCGGTATTTTGTACTGGGCCGATAATGTCTTTGGCGCGGTAATCGGAGGTGGTGTTATACCGAACTAGCCCTCCGGTGCGATTGTAATCAATAGATCCGCGCTGAGTGCCGGAACCCCCCTCAGTATAAAAATCAACAAATAAATTATCGCCGCTTGTGGCTTGACTCCATGATTGAAAAGTGGCGTTTGCAGCGTTTGTCACTGTTCCTTGAACTTGGCCGCCAGAAATTAACGCTCCTGCGGCAGTTATTGCCGTTTTCCCCACCAACAAGTTCCCACTCGCATCGAGCCGCATGGCTTCGTCGCCAGAGGCAGTGCCACCAATGTTAAATCTTATAAACCCGTTATCCGCTGCGTTTAATAGATTTGAACCTGTAGAAAGTACAATGTCTCCCGTTTGGCCGTTGTGAGAATTGCCAGCGTTAATCAAAACACGTCCGCCTGACATGGCTTGGCTTCCGCTGGTGCTGCTAGAGGCTTGAATTGTAATATTGCCTCTGTCGCCAGTGTTAAAAATATCAGCGGCTGCATCCGGCACACTAATCGTGTAATTAGATTGAGCCGCAGTAAACTCTAAATCACCATCAGCAATTTTGACGTTGCCGCTGGAGTCGATGCGCATGGCTTCGGAGCCGTTGGTGTTAAAGATCATAGCGAGATAATCTGCCCCGCCGTTGATGCTGTATTCAGTACTGGCCGAACCAAAGCGCAGAGTGCCTTGACTGTCGCCACCAGTTGACACAATAACGGGCGTTCCAGTGACCCCAGTTTTCAAACGAGCGGAGCCAAGAACATCAAGGACATATGCAGGGCTACTCGTCCCAATCCCCACCGCATTTGCAGACGCATCGACAAACAACGTCCCGCTATCAAAGTTAACGTCGCCGCTTGCGGTCAGCGTCGTAAAGCTCCCCGCCCCAGCACTCGACCCGCCGATGGTCACGCCGTCAATCGTGCCGCCGTTGATGTCGGCTGTCGTGATCGTTACCGATCCGATGGTGCCGCCTTCAATCTTGTCGCCGCTGATCTGGTCGTTAGCCAGCGTCAGCGTACCCGCCGATACGTCGAGGGTCTTGCCCGAGCCGACGGTGATATCCGTGCCGTCGATGGTGCCGCCGTTGATGTCTGCCGTGGTGGCGGTGAGGTCAGGCGTCGTGATAGCCGTAGCTTGGAGGTCCGTGAAAACGTCCGTAACGGTAGCCGAGGCGCCTGCGCCGTCGAACTTCAGGACAACATCTTTGCCATTCGGGACTTCAAAGTCGTTCGACGCGTTGTAGGTGCCTTGGAACAGGATAAGCGTCTGACCACCCGACAGGCTGTTGCGGATATGGACGATCTTCTCAGCGTCATTCGGGTCAAGCTGGACATAGGCCGTGGCACCGAGGTCGCCGCCGTCGTTGAAGTCGATAAACTTGTTCCGACCGTCTGAAGCCGCACCGTTGGTGATCGCCAGGGTATTGGGCGATCCAGAGGTTCCGGCGCTCGCAAGCGTGACCGTAACCGCGCCATTGACCGCCTGATCAATCAAATCAAGGTTGGTATTAGTGGTCGTGCCCCAGGTGCCGGACTGCTCGCCGGTTCCAATCTTCTCAATACCAAGGTTGACGGTATATGTGCTGGCCATTTGCTAATCCTCTAAGCCGCGATTTCTGTCCAATTAGGCGTCTGACTTGCGGCGTCCTCAGTCCAAGTCGGACCTTGCGACGGTGATACTTCACTATATGCCGGATTCTGATCTGGGACAATTTTACCCCAGACCAATACCGTTCCTACAGCGCCCGTTGCTTGAAGCCCCGTGACGTCAACATTGGCGTCGGCATTAACAACAACGGTGCCGACCTGGGCGGTGCCGGAAACACCCGTGGGGAAGATATTGCCTTCCGCAATAACCGTAACACCCCCAACCGACCCGGTAGCTTCCAGGCCCGTGACGGGAGCGTTAGCTTCTGCAATGACCGTGACGCCCCCAACCGAAGCGGTCGCTTCGAGGCCGGTGACAGAGACAACGGCTTGGGCATCGACGGTGACTGTGCCTACGGAGGTTGTTGCCTCCAGGCCCGTGACATCGACGTTAGCTTCTGCAATAACGGTGACAGAACCGACGTTGCCGGTGGCCTCAAGCCCCGTGACATCGACGTTAGCTTCTGCAATGACCGTGACGCCCCCGACGCTAGCGGTCGCTTCCAGACCGGTAACCGGGACATTTGCTTCCGCAATAACAGAAACGGTGCCGACGGCACCGCTTAGACCAGGGAGGGCCGCATCGCCGCCCCAAGGTCCGTCTCCCCAACCGCCGGCGGAGGAGTTCCAGCCCTGAAACGCAACGACGACGCCAGCCATTACTAGCTTATTCTTATGATGGCGTTGCTAGCATCTGCTGTCGGGAATACCACGGTGAAATCACCTGCCGTGGACGTCTTGTCTGCGCCAAAATCCAGCACCACTACCGCCGGGTTGGTCAGAGCAATCGACGTCGTGTTCGGGGTGCTGTTATAGATCAGCGCGCCCCGGGCAGTGATCGTCGCCGTGGTCCACGTTTCATCCGCAAAATCGGTGAAAGCCGTGGTCCCGCTGGTCGTGGGGTCCACGTTGGTCAGGGCCTGTCCGCCAGCGGTGTAGCCCGCGCCGCTGACTTCGTTCGTCGCAGCATAAGCCGTGGTGGAGGCGTCCAGAGTGGCAGACGACGTGTACAGAGCCATGTACATCGTGTCCGCGCCATTGGCGAAGTCGTGCGCCCCAAACAAAAGTTCTTTCTTGAAGGACGTACACATAAAGTTGCCGGTGAAGCTCATGTCACAGTCTCCTTATGAGTTCAGCCAAATCTTTTTGGCCGGCGTCAATCAACGCATTGTATACGGTCGTCCGGTCGCTGCGGATGGCTTGCCGCATGTAGTATTCTAATACCTTAACCATCCGACGGCGAAAAGCTTTTGCCTGATCCCGAATTACCGGATTTGCGTCGTCAGAAATGGAAATGATCTTCTCGGCGCACAACTCGGCCACTTCTTCCGGCGTAAAACCACGGTTATCCGTGGTCCTAACTTCCACCTGAAATTCTGGGTTGAGCTGTATCGGGTCTATCTTCATTGTTTCGGCCTGATAACCATACCAGTACGGTACTCATCCGTAACTTCCTTCGCTTCCCCGAGCTGCTTGAGCGAGCCCAGCGCCTGGGTGAAGTTCTGGAAGTACATTTGCATCATGTCCTGCTCACCCTTCATGAAGGTATAAGCCTCCACCAGGGAGCCGTAGAGCATGGCCACGGACGCATTCTCGCTGAGCCAAGTCGTGCCCGAATCGGAGCCCGCAGTCAGGCTGGCCGGGCGATAGTAATAGTGCAGCTCAGAGCTGTAAGAGCTATCCGGGGTCGGGCCCAGGATGAAATAGTCGATGTCGAACACGGCGTAGTACCGCGGCGCCCCGGTGGTGGTTGCATCGGGGTTAAAGGTCTGGACGTAGTCCACATCCTTGAAATCGACGAAGGTCTTGTTGCCGTCGCCGTCAGTGAAGGACAAAGAGAACGGTGCCAAGAAATCGGACGGCACCGCCAGATACTGATTCGACGCCGTCATAGACCCGCTCACGTTCTTGCGGAACAAGCTGAGCTGGATGTTCTTCAGAATCCGCTCTTCCGTATTTTTGATAAATATGGGCAGATTGTTGACGAACGTCGTCTCGTCGTTCTCGGCGTAATCTTGAATCGCCTGCTTTAACTCGCCGTAGGTAAAGCTCATGTCGTCGTCACCGTTACGCTACCGACCTTGGCATAAACCACCGTGGGCCGCGGCGCGGGCTGCTCCACCGTGGGGACGCACACATAAACGTCCAGGGGCTCTACGCGGTCAGGCCGCGCATTGCGCAGAGCCTCCGGGTCCACAACCTTCCGAAACGGCCCGAGCTGCGGGTGCTTCGGCTCCCACTCGTCCTTGCCGACAAGCAGGCCGTTCCACTCTTTCCGCATATCCTTATAACGATAGCGCTGCCCAGAGCGGTCAGAGATAGCGTAGGCGTATTTCCCTGACGCAAACTTAGCCATCAGACCGACCTAAAATACTGATACTGGGGCACGACGTTGAAAGACGCGCGGTCCCGATCCTCCTGCATGGCCCGCTCAAACTCCTCCTCGTACACCGCCTTCAAAAGCTGAATACGGTTCGGCGCGCGCTTCATGGCGATGTAGTAGGCCAAGCCTGCTGCCAAGCACGGGTAGAAACGAAACGGCATGTCCATCGTGTTGGTGTACGTATCCGCATCGTCCATGCGCGTCAGGCAGTCATAGATCACGACGTCCGTGCTGTTCTCGGCCACGGGCCAAAGCTTCAGCACCGGAGTGTTTTGGCGATCTAAGAAGAATTGGTTCGGACGGCTCTGCGTCGTCTTGTTCGGGATGCTCAAGTACTCGTCCCGAGACAGGCGCTCCAGAGCGTAGTCCGTGCCGTCGCGACGGACAACCACAGACAAGACGTCGATAACATCGGCATCCAGCGTGTAGTTGCCCGTCCCGGCTACCATCGTCTCGCTGCGGTTTTTGATCGTCCACTGGTTCAGACCACGGTTTGCCCACTCGGCCAGCATGAGGTTGAGCGAGCGCCGAGCGGTCTTCATGTCGTAGCCAGTACGAACCTCCAACCCACAACGCTCGAACGCCTCCTCAATGTAATCAGAGACGTCCAGCTCAAAGTCTTTGCTGCCCGACGTAGCCATGGTCAGTCTGCTTTAACCAGCTTGTAGCCCTTGTCCTTAGCGGCTTTGCGAAGATCGGCGACGGTCATGCCGCCCTTTGCCATCATTTCATCAGGCTTCTTCGCCATTCCGCCCCCACGCATCTTCTTGGGAGCACCGCCTCGCATCATCTTACGCGGCTTCATCGCCATGGTTGAGTCTCCTGTAGAGTTCCGTCCGTTTGGCAAAAAGTTCTTCGACGTCGTATTCGTCGAAGTACGTCTCATAGTAGCCCTTCTTGGCTAATTTGTCTGCGGCCTCCTGAACCTTGGACAACCGCTGAAGGAAGATTATCGCATAGGGCTCATCTATGACATGGGTGAATGATTCATCGTCCAGATATTCGTTTGGCTCATCATCCGGGTGAAAGCCCATTACCCAATAGTCCCTGTCTATGAAAAACCCGTTCGCAATAGCCTCGTTCAATTCATCCAGATAATCATGGAAGCGCCCAGGATCGGGGTCATAGTTGCGATCAACAACCAAAAGCACATCCAGAGTGTCTTCCCACTGGGAAAGGCAGGAATACAGCTCTTGGTAGCTTTTTTCGTACTTGAATTTGAATCCAACGCGCTCATCCTGCCATGCTTTTTTGGCATAAGGACATGGCGGGATGTTATTAAAAAAGGGGTTCTCGACCTCCAGAACGGTGGCCGACCACTCGCGGATTTCCTCCGCAATCTTGCGCTCGTCGCCAACCAAAAAGGCCGCCGCCTTCATACCCGCGTGACCGAGCCCTTGGTAACTTTGCGACGATCCCCAAGGATAGAGCCGCAGCCCCGGGCAACCACGCCGCCTTTGCGCTTCCGTACTACCCGCGCGCTTTCAGTATTTGCCACAACCTGCTTGCCTTTAGCGCCTTCTCGCTTCTTTTTGCGAGCTGTCGCAGCGCGCTCAGACTTACTAAGACTCTGCGCCTTGCTTCGAGGCAAACATCTATCTGGATTCTTCTTATCTTTTGAAGTGCCACACGCGCCCGCGATATTTCCCGAGCTATCAATGCGTACCCATTCCTCATCAAGCCACTCCTGAAGCTTACCCATCAGCGGCCCTTCCTCTTCCCGCCCTTGGATTTCTTGGCGTAGTTGGGGTCTTTGCAATACTTAGACGCGGCCAAATTAGCATAGGCGCTGGGGTAGGTGTCAAAGGTGCGCTTCGCCCAGGCTTTGCCTTCCGGGCAAATCTTGCTGCCCTTGCTCTTTTTGGGCACCGCACCACCCTTGCGGAAGTACGTGACGCCGCACTTGCTCGGCTTGGGACCGGTGCGGACGGCAGGCATTACAGCGATTCCAGAAGCTTTACAAGGACTACCGTGACTAAAGGCGCCGAGAAAGCCGCGAGGACAATGGCCCAAAGCCGGCTATCAAACCTGTCGATCTTTTTGTCCATTTTATCGAAGGCTTCGCTGTTCTCAGCGAGCTTTTCTTCGATGCGCTGATAACGCAAGCTGCATTCCGCCTCATGCTTTTCTAAGCGGCCAAGCAAATCTTTCATGGTCAAGCGAGAAGGGTCTAGCTCCTTCTTGCTACCACGCCCGGCAGCTCCAGTAGCGCGCGCTGAACTTGTCTTTTGCTGAGGCACAGTTATGTCTCGCTCGAAAGTTACGCCGGCGGCCCGGCTGGTCCTTTTTGATTTCCATGTTTGGATCGCCAAATCGGACAAGTTTGACTTCGCTTCCCTTTTTGGCGAGTACAGCAGACTTCTTAGACTTTCCAGGGGTCCGCTTAGGCTTATTGTATCCAGCAAAGGTTTCCCCCCTATACTTCAGGCGCCCCGAAGGCGTCCTTGTTACATCCTTGGTCGTGGCCATTATTCGTAAAACACGTCGGCTTCTAGGAGGTTGGACATCAAGAAATACACCCCCCGGCGGACGATGAAACCTTCATTAGGGATGGAAAAAACATTCGCAAAGCTGTCGTTTGCGGCGACGCCCTTACACATTAACCAGCGCTTGGGCTTTTCTTGATTGGGGCCGCTGTTTGCAACGTAGTTGCACGCGGGGGTGTTTGTGATCGTGTCCGAGTTCAGCATGGTGATCGTGAACGTGTTGCTCGCCGTCACGGTAATGGGGTAGTTGCCGGACGTTGCCGTGCCACCCGTACCCGTTGCAAAGCAAATCCCGACCACATCCCCGGTAGACAACCCGTGATCCGTTTTGGTGACGGTCACCGTCGTTCCTGACTGAGCATACGTCCCGGCCACGGGGGCCGTGTCGGTGTCATAGACTGTCAGCTTTCCTTCGCTGGCGGTGCCGATGATGGAAAACTCTTTTAAGCGGTGTGGGCCCAAAACAACGAACCCACTTTCCCGCTTGCTGACCTGAAAAACTTGCGACAAGCTGTTCACAAAAAGCCTCCTCTAAGAAAGGGGACTATTCGTCCCCCTCTCCTTTTGCTTTTTCCACCTGCAAAAGCAGGTATTCCAGCATTCCAATTGCACCGTTGGCCTCATGAAGCATCTGAACGTATCTGTCCCGCTGCTCCACCGCCTGAGACTTCAGGCGCTCCAAACCCTCTTTGTCTAGCATCAGGTGGTCGTCACTTCACCCGTGTAGAGGATCAGGTAGTAGTCAGTGCCTGCCACCCGTACCTTGAGAGAGCCGCCTACCGTGGCCGGCGCCGTGTTTCCAGTTTGGAACACATGTCCAGTCCCGGCAGTCACGCCAGCAAGGTTGAACAGGCGGACGTTGTCGTCAATCGTCGCAACGGCGGCGCCCTGGGTAGAGATGTGGATGAACGAGGTCAGGGTGCCCGTGTCGGCGCCGGTCGGAGCGTTCAGCTCAATCTCAAGCGGCGCGTAGGTGCCGCCATCGGTGCCAGCGGACAGGGTCATTTCTGCCACGAAAGCAGAA